CTGTTGAATGTCGCCGAGATCTGACCCGGGGTTGCCACGAAGATTTGACCCGGGTTGTGGGGATGCGGGGTTTTCGGATCCCGTCAGGTGGGTGGTGGCTTCCTTTCGCGATGGGCCTGGGTTGCGGAGCTGTTCCTGAAGCGGAAGCTGTCGTTGCCGGTCTCCAGGATGTGGCAGTGGTGGGTGAGCCGGTCGAGCAGCGCCGTCGTCATCTTGGCATCCCCGAAGATCGCCGCCCACTCACTGAAACTGAGGTTGGTGGTGATGATGACACTGGTCTGCTCGTACAGCTTGCTGAGGAGGTGAAACAGCAGGGCACCACCCGAGGCGCTGAACGGCAGGTATCCCAGTTCATCGAGGATCAGCAGGTCGGCGTGGAGCAGTCGGGCGGCGATCTGCCCGCTCCTTCCGGCGGCTTTCTCCTGCTCGAGGGCGTTGACCAGTTCCACCGTGGAGTAGAACCGTACCCGCTTGCGCAGGTGCTCGACCGCCTGGACGCCAAGCGCTGTGGCGATGTGGGTTTTTCCCGTGCCTGGCCCGCCGACCAGCACGATGTTGTCGGCCTTCTCCATGAAGGCACCGGCGTGCAGTTGGCGCACCAGGGCTTCGCTGAGCTGGCTGCTGGCAAAGTCAAAACCCGTCAGGTCCTTGTAGGTCGGGAACCGCGCGGCCTTGAGCTGGTAGGCGATGGATCGGACCTCCCGCTCGGCCATCTCGGCCTTCAGCAGCTGCGACAGGACAGGGATCGCGCTCTGGAAGGCGGGCGCGCCCTGCTCGGCCAGTTCGGCCGCGGCCTGCGCCATGCCGTGCATCTTGAGGCTGCGCAGCATGATGGTGACGGCGGCAGCCGCCGGATCATGACGCATGGCGGCCTCCATTTCTCGGACGCAGGCGGTCATAGCGGGCGACGTTGGCCTTGGGCTCCTGCGCCAGCACCAGGGCCTGCGGCGCCTCGATCGGGGCGGGATCTGGGAGGCTGTGCCGTCGGTCAGCCGGTGCAGCAGGTTCAGGATATGGGTCTTGGTGGACACACCGGCCTGCAGCGCCATCTCCACGGCAACCAGCACGGCCTGTTCGTCGTGCTGCAGCACCAGGGACAAGATCTCCACCACCTCCCGGTCACCACCGGGCCTGCCGTGCAGCTGGCGCTGAAGCTGCCGGGTTCGGCGCCGTGCGGGATCTCCTCCCACAAGGCCACGCATCGCTGCTCCAGCCAGGCGTTCAGCGCCTCCAGGCTGGCGACCTCGGGCATGGGCTGCCACAGCCGGTGCCGAGCATCCTGAACGTTTTTCTCGACCTGACCTTTCTCCCAGCCCGACGCCGGATTGCAGAACTCGGGCTCGAATAGATAGTGGCTCGTCATGGCCAGGAAGCGCGCATTGACCTGCCGCTCCCGGCTCGGACCGATCCGGTCCACGGCGGTGCGCATGTTGTCGTAGATGCCGCGCCGCGGCACGCCACCCAGCACGCGAAAACCATGGTTGTGGGCGTCGAACAGCATCTCGTGCGTCTGCAGGAAATACGCCCGCACCAGGAAAGCCCGACTGTGGCAGAGCTTGAGGTGGGCGACCTGCAGCTTGGTGCGCTCGCCGCCGATGACGGCGTGCTCCTCGCTCCAGTCAAACTGAAACGCCTCGCCCGGGCCGAAGGCCAGCGGCACGAAGACACCGCGGCCGGAGGTCTGCTGCTGGCGCAGCCAGTCGTCCCGCCATGCGCGCACAAAGGCAGCCACCCGCCGGTAAGAGCCATCATAGCCCAGCCCGACCAGTTCCGCGTGGAACTGCCGCGCCGTGCGTTTCTGTTTGCGCGGCCTGCGGGCATCGGTGCGCAGCCAGGCTGCCAGCCGCTCGGCGAAGGGATCGAGTTTGCTGGGGCGATCGGGCGTCCTGAAAACAGGCTCCACCGTCTCGGACCGCAGGTACTTGCGGACCGTGTTTCGCGACAGACCGGTCCGGCGGGCGATCGCACGGATCGACAGGTGCTCCCGGAAATGCCAGCGCCGGATAACGCTCAACAAAGCCATGTCCAACACTCCCGCCGCCCCCGCCCAAAAGGCCAAGGCTAGCGTCCGAACATGGGTCAATTCTCCGCAGCAACTTCACCCCAAACCGGGTCAGTTCCCAGTGGCAATCAACAGGCGCGGCCATCATCGACCATGAATGCGCCGGGCTGGCCTATCCGGTTGCTGCCATCGACCGCGCCCTGACGATGGCGGGTGTGCCGCCGCCCGCGCCGGAGACGCTGCGGCAGGTCTCCACCACCACCGGCACCGGCCGCGGCGCGGTGGCCGTCGGAGTCGCCGGTGTGGCGACCGTCGCCGCCCAGGCGGCCCCCGCGATCCAGGCGCTGGGTAGCCTTGCACCGATGGTCGCCATCGCCGTGATCCTCGCCGCCATTCTTGGCGTCCTGATCTGGCGCCTGCGGAGGCCGGCGTGACCGCGCTGCTCGTCGCCCTGTGGTCCCGCATCGGCGGCTGGGTCGCGGCCGGCCTCGCAGGTGCGGGGGCGGTGCTGGCCCTGCTGGCCATGGGCCGGCGGCAGGGCCGCACGGAGGCCGAACGTCAGGTGGTGCAGGACAGCCTTGAGGCCAGGGAGAGAGCCGATGCGGCATCTGCCGAATATCGCGCTGATGGCGCTGCTGACCGCCTGCGCTCCGGCCGGTTCTGAGCCGGTCTGCCTGGCACTGGTGCCGTATGACAGCCAGACCCAGGATCGGGCGGCGGAAGAACTGGCCGCGCTGCCCAATGGAGCGGTGCTGGCGCGGATGATCGACGACTATGGCGATCTGCGCACCCGCATCCGCGGAGCCTGCGGGCAGTGAGCGCTTTCGCCGCGGCGATGGACGTGCTGGTCGCCGATCCGAACCTCGGCACCGACGCCATCTACCGGCAGGGCGGCAGCGGTGCGCCCATCAGCCTCCGTGTCCTGCTCTCCTCGCCCGATCGCGTGGCCGATTCCTTCGGCACCGGGATCCTTTCGGCGACTGACATTCTCTTCGTCGCCATGGCCGCCCTGCCCGACCTCGCCGCCGGCGACAGCTTCGCGCTCGGCCCCGACCTGCTCACCGTCACCCATGCCGAGCGCGACGCGTCGGGCACCGCCTGGCGCGTCCTCTGCCAGCGATAGGAATTTCCATGCCGCAGAACGCCCTCACCCTGCTGGAGATCCTGCGCGACCTGCTGCTCGGCGCCGCGGCCGGACTCGCCGGTGGCTTCGTGCGCTGGAATAATCCCGAGCGCCGGCGCTTCGGCTGGTGCCTGGCCTGGGAGGTGCCCTCCGCTGCCCTGGTCGGCAGTGCCGGCTATGCGCTCGGGGGCTTCCTCGAGCTCAACGAATACGGGCGGTTCCTGTTCGCCTTCGTGTTCGGCTATCTCGGCCAGGCGGCGCTGCACGACCTTGCGGTGGCCATCATCCGCCATCGTTCCGGCCTGCCGCCGGGCGATGGTACGCCGTGAGGCTCGCCGCCCGCATCGTTGGCAACCTGCGCCAGATGCTCGCCGCCGAGGTGCGTGCTGGCGAGCGCGCCGCGATGACCGCCATCCGCGCCGAGACCGAGCAGGTGAAGGCCGAGTTGCGCCGGCAGGTGACCACCGCCTTCTCGGGCAACGCCCGCGGCATCGCCAATGCCTGGCGATCGCTGGTGTTTCCGCGCTCCGGGCAGTCGCTGCGGCCCGCGGGGTTGGTCTTCACCAAGGTGCCGAATGTCATCGACGCCTTCGAGCGCGGCGCACTGATCCGCGCCAAGGGTGGACGGAAGTTCCTGGCGATCCCCACTGGCTTCAACGCCGCGCGCGGACGCAGGGGCGCGGCGAGAAGGCGATGCGCGTCACGCCCGCCCAGATGGTCGCCTCCGGCCAGGCCTTCCTCCGACCGTTCAAGTCGGGGCGGGGCTTCGTGTGGTGCCTGCCGCTGCGCCAGGGCGCGCAGACCGGGCGGCGTCGCCGGACGCGGTTGGTGGCGGGCGGCGTCGCAGACGTCGGCACAGCCAACCGCAAGGGGCGCGAGGCCTGGGCGCGCGGCCTGCTGGAGCAGGGGATGGTGCCGATGTTCCTGCTGCTGCCCCAGGTGAAGCTCGCCACGCGGCTCGATGTGCGCGGCGCGGCGGAGCGTGGGCTGCGTCGGCTCCCTGGGCACTTCGTGGCGGCCTGGGAACGCGAGAGCGGGAGGGCCGCGTGAGCGCGCGCGAGATCGCTATCGCGGCGCTGCACAGCCGGCTCTCCACGTCACTGGTGGTCAGGAGCCCGGCACCGCAGGTGATGCGGGGCGAGTCCGTGCCGCAACGCATTCCGCCCGGCGGCCTGGTCGTGGTCCGTGATGGCGAGACGGTGGAGGAGACTCCGATCCTCTCACCACTCGCCTGGCAGATCGAGCATCGAGCTGAGGTCGAGATCACGGTCGCGGGCGCAACGCCCGCCGCGCGCAACACGCTGCTCGACGCGCTGCTGGTGGATGTCGCCGCAGCCATTACCGGCAACCGCACCCTCGGCGGCGCCGTCGAATGGGCGCAGCCCGGCAGCGCGTCCTTCGAGGATGTCGAGTTCGAAGGCGCGGCCGCGGCGCGTGCCGCCGCCATCCCCGTCACCTTCTCTGGTTCACCGTCGCCGGCTCGCCGCTGGCCTAATCCCCCTCCAGGAGAACGCCCATGCCCCGTGCCATCGGCGCGAACTGCCGTCTGCTCATGCTGCCCGAGGTCACCTACGGCACCGCGCCGGCCAGCAATTGGCGGCGCATGCCGTTTCTGTCCTGCGACCTTGGCGCCGAACAGCCACTGCTCGATGCCGATGTCATCGGCGTGGGCAGCAACCGCGACCCGGCCGCGCCCTTCCTCGACACGGTGACTGTCGCTGGCCAGGCGGTGGTGCCGGTCGACCTGATCAACATCGGCCACTGGCTGCGGCTACTGCTTGGTGCGCCCACCACCAGCGACACGACGAACTTCATCCACACCTTCGGCTCGGGCGCGGCGTCGCTGCCGAGCAACGCCATGGAGATCGGCTATCCCGACGTGCCGAGCTTCGACGTCTGCACCGGTGTGCGTGCCGACACGCTGGAGATGGACTTCACACCGACCGGCGCGGCGACTGCGACCTTCGGGCTGATGGGCCAGGGTTCGGCGCGGACGGGGACGACGTCGGGCGGCACGCCGACCAGCGCGGCCTACACGGCCTTCAACAAGGCGCAGGGGTCGATCACCCACGGCGGCTCGGCGCTGGCGCAGGTCACCGGCGCGCGGCTCACCTACGCCAACGGCATGGAGGCGGTGCGCACCATCCGCTCCGATCGCCGCGTCGAGGGCGTGGATCCCGGCATTGCGCGCTGCACGGGCCAGATCACCGTGCGCTTCGAGAACACGACGCTGCTCGCGCAGGCGCAGGGCGGCACCGCCGCGGAGTTCGCCCTGGCCTTCACCATCGACGCCAACCGCAGCCTGACGATCACGCTACACGAGGTCTATCTCGCGCTGGCCAAGACCCCGATCGAGGGGCCGGCAGGTGTCGAGGCCAGCTTCGATTTCCGCGCCGCCTTCAACGCGACGGCGACGCGGATGATGACCGCTGTACTGAAGAACCAGCAGGCGGGGACGGAGTATGCGTGAAGGTTAGACCGTCAAAGGCCGTTATCGGCGGGAGGCCAATCTCCAGTGCTCGACGAAACTATGGTAGTGGCTCGGTTCACGCTCGAGCGGCGGTTATTGCTCAGGCGTAGATATAGCTTTTTCCGAAGTATGAAGCAGTTTCGACTGGGCGCCCACAGGATAGGCACTCTCCTTTGCGTCCGTCTTGAGCGATCTCGAAGATGTTCTGCGCGCCCGACAAGGCGTCACGCATCATCTCTCGAGAGTGGATGCCAGCTCTGATTGCGTGCATCGTGATATCAAGAACACTCATGCGCCTTCCGCATGAACAATGGCCATCTCCATCTTTCGGAATAACACAGAAAAACTCGAAATGGTTTAGTGGAAGGCCGATTATTCCCTCCATGTATCGCAGTTCTTCGGGCGGTGTCGATATACTATCTGGATTTGCTCTCAGCGCTGACGTAAGCCTCGCGAGTTTTGCTTCTTCAACGTAGGCTTTTGTCTTGTATCCAGAGCTGAGGAGGTCAGCTCTGAACTGAAGCACCTCGGAAGGAATGCCCATGACTACACTCCATGGCTAAAGCGTTATGATTGCTTATGCGCAACCTTTGGGCAAGGCGATTCGCCTGGTCCGCGGAAGCAGCTGCGGCGCTAGACGGCGACGCGTTTGGAGTGACGAACGCGAACGCGCGCTCTTGGCGGCCACACAGTGCGGACATCGGCCTCCTGCAGCGCAAGGGGAGTGTAGAGTGGTATTCCCTTCTGCTGCCATGCAGCGGCGAATCGCGAAGGCGCAATAGTTTGACCCTTGTGCATCAGGGGGTCGGGTGGGCATTCTCGATGTGCAACGATCTGGACCGGCAGGCGGTGGCGAAGGCGATCCGCGACAACTTGGCGCTTTTAGCATTTTTGGTCGTTCTGGTAGGCACCAGTTCGACCGAAGCATATTACGCGACATTTGGGCTACGGTATCAGTACCTCTCACTTTCTGCAGACCATGTTCTTTTCCGTGGCCTGACCGTTGGTTTTTCTAACCCCACCGTCTGGATAATATATTTTGTTTGCGTAATTGGTCTTGCTGGTCAGTCGCCGCTTGTGCTTGCCCTCGGCGGGCTGTCCCGCGCGCGCTTGCTCCTCTATGCGCTGGTCGTAGCTGTTGTTGCAGCCGCTTGGGTCGCGGGAAGCGCCGGAGGCCGCTCAGCCGCTCTAGCTGATGGCACAGAAAGTCGCTCGGCTCTCCCCAAGGTGCTCCGCCTCGAGATTAGGGAGGGACGCGGCATAACAGATCCACTCGAAGGGGAGCGCCTCTTGATGCAATCGAGTGCCGGGCTCTTTCTCGTACGCCCAGTCCGCGATCGCGCCACTGAGACCCCTTTTGTCCGATTCGTCCCAGGGGGCAACATAAATGCACTCTCGCTTTGCTCGTCTTGCTAGCGTTGCGCTGCTGGCGCTTGGCGTCGGGATCGCGCGCGCCGACACAGTCTACACCGACACCCGCGCCATGTTCGGGCGCGTCGTCTCTCTCGATCCTACGGGCGTCACGATCGCTCCCGGATGCGCGGGCGACAGACAGGAAAGCGTGCTTTGGGTGGCAGCCAGGGCGGTCGTGTTCGACGATCGCTGCGATGCGCCTCAAGCTCGCATTCCATCGGCTGGTGGCGGGATATGCTCGACAAATCCAACTCGACGCTTCCTCATCCATCACACAGGGCGCGACCGCCCCGTGGCCGCGGATGGCGTGCGGCTTGGCTCAGACGGCATCGTTCATTACCGAGACGAGGCACGGGGCTTGGACGGGCACGGGCCGAGGTCTGCGCTGCGCGGAATTACTTACGGGCTCGTTTGCCCCGACGACATCGCTGGGACGGACGTAGTCCCGGGCTTCTGTGTGGAAGCTGTGGCACGTGCTGTGAACTTCTCCTTCGACACGCCACTCGAGAATCGAGTGCTCACTCGAGGCTTCGCCTACTACCTTGAGTTTGGCGAGCCGGGTGTGGGGCAGCGTACCGTCACGCCGCAGCTTCGAGAACTCGTGCGTCAAGGATTTGGCACAGCTATCACGCATTGGATTTCGGAGCTCTGGCGCCGGAAGGAGAACTATCCAGATGCCATGCAGGTAGTCCTGGAAAGCTTTGTTTCGCGTAGCCAGAGCGGCTTTGTCCTCGTCACACCACCCCAGGTGATATCGAGGGAGTGCCCGCACGCCGCAAACTTTGTAGTCCGCATTTACACGGCTGAGGTTGGTCCGTTTGCACCGGGCATAAGGCCGTTTGCGGCGTTCGCTCAACGTCCAGGCAGGACGATTGCGCTGAACTTCGCCCGCTACCCGTGCTGGGAACACTCATATGCTCCACGCGTCCGCAATGCGGAGACCGGTTGCGTAAACATCGTGCCCATATTTGTTCACGAGCTAGGACACGCCTTTGGCCTCGGCCACACGGACGAAGCAGATTCAGTGATGCAGGAAATCGTCGGAGTGGCGATACCGTCGGCCCGCGACCTGGACCGGCTGGCCGCGGAGCTCCAGCGAGCGGTCGCAGGGGGAGCGCCGGGCCTTCTTCAGATTGGTGCCGTTGACGATACCGCAGCCCGCCTGGCTGAAGGCATTTCGATCGAGCCCCCACACCATTGAGGAAAGTCGTCTCGCCTCCAGTTAGAAAGCGCAGGGGCTAATTCGCTTGCAATTCTGTTGGAGACTTCACCCAAGCTGGAGTTTAGGCGCAAGCAGTACTCGGCGATGTGGGAAGCGGAGCTCTACCGCCAGTCCGCTGTTTCGCGGCCACCGCTGGGCGCTTCATGGCACGCCACGTCTCCTTCTTCCGGCTGATCCGCACCCTCCAATTTCCTGAATGGGGAAATCGAATGCTCACTCTTGACCTCCCGGTCGAGCCGTACTGGCTCGACCTGCCGCGCGGCGTCCGCGTGGAAATCCGCCCCGTCACCACCGCCGTGATGGCCGCCGCCCAGGCCGGCTCCGCCCGCCGCCTCGGCGCCCTGAGGGCCGCGGAGGCGGACCTCGACCCGGACATGGCCCGCGGCCTCGCCTTCGCCTTCCTCGTCAAATCGCTCGCCCGGCACGCCGTCACCGCCTGGGAGGGTGTCGGCGACGCCGCCGGCCAGCCGCTGCGGCTCTCGCCCGAGGCCGTCGAGCTGCTGATGGACATGGACGAGATGGCGGCCGCCTTCTGGGATCGCGCTACCGGCCCCGTCGCCGCCGTGGCGCTGGAGGGAAACGGCTGAGGGCTCGGGCCGAATGGCACTTCGGCCAGGGCCCTGATTACTGCCGCGGCTGCGCGGCCCTCGACCGCGACTGCGGCCTCGCCTGTCCCTACGCGGCCCACGCCCCCGCCAGTCTCGAAGGCGCCGCCTGCTGGGCCGCCGGCACCACCTGCGCCACGGCGACCATGGCCGGCCTCGATCTCGACATGCCGGGCGCGCTCGCCACCGCCCGCGAGATGGGCGCCTCCGGTGCGACCGGTGCGGCCGGCTGGGCCTTGGCGGAACTGCTGCTGGCCCTGCGCATGGGCCTCGCCGCTGGCAGCGCCGCGCGGCGCATTGATCCCCTCGGACCCTGACCATCCCACCGACGCAGGAGGCGTGACGCATGGCCGACAGTACGCGCCGCGTCTCGGTCCGCCTGTCGCTGGACGACGCCGCCCGCGTCAAGCAGGAGCTGCGCGAGGTCGGCGAGACCGGCCAGCGGTCCCTTGAGCGCATCCAGGGCGGCGCAGATCGCGCCTCGCGGGGGCTCGACCTGCTCAATGTCGCCGTGCGCGGCGTGCAGATCGCCGGCCTCGCTGCCGGGCTGCGCGCTCTGGTCGTCGCCGGCGACGCGCTCACCCAATCGATGGGCCGGCTCAACACCGTGCTCGGCTCGGTCGAACGGGCCGGCGAGATCTACGAGCGCCTGTACCGCGACAGCCTGCAGACCGGCGTCGCCGTCCGCGAGAGCGTGGACGCCTTCGCGCGCTTCTCGATCGCGGCCCGCGAGATCGGTGCAATCTCCGACCAGGTCGCCACCCTGGTCGGCGGCCTCCAGCGTATCGCCATCGCCTCCGGCGCGTCGCAGCAGGAGATCGCCTCCTCCACCCAGCAGCTCGCCCAGGCGCTGGCGTCGGGCACGCTGCAGGGCGATGAGCTGCGCTCCACCCTCGAAGGCCTGCCCACCTTGGCGCAGGCGCTGGCGCGCGAGCTCGGCGTGTCCATCGGCGAACTCCGTAAGCTGGGTAGTGAGGGCAAGCTCACCGCCGACACGGTGTTCCCCGCGCTGCTGCGCGCCGTCGAGCGGCTGAATGGTGAGTTCGAGCGCGCGCCGCTCTCCGTCGGCCGCGCCTGTTGATTGCCACTGGGAACTGACCCGGTTTGGGGTGAAGTTGCTGCGGAGAATTGACCCATGTTCGGACGCTAGCCTTGGCCTTTTGGGCGGGGGCGGCG